TAACCTGCGTTGTGTCTCAGCATCAGCCTTTCTTTGCGCCCTATTTTGAGCGGAACCGCTAATAAGGTTTCCGGCCAACTGAGCTAACTGAGCAGCTACCTCGGGGTTGTCTTTTACTGTTTGACCAAGGTTAGCTAAAATAGAAGAAAATATACCAGAACCCTGATCCTGTTCTTCTGTAACAGGCATTGCCATTTGCGTAACAGGGTCTATTCTTGCCTCTCTTGCTTTAGCAGATATAGGCTCTAAATCATCAAGATTAGACCTGTCTTCTATAGCCTCTTCATCAAAAGAATCGCCTAACTTTTCAGATTCAGATACTGGAATAACTTTTTGGTCTTGATTTTCTTCCATTATGGCTTTATCTCTTGCAGCCATTTCTCTTAATTGTTCTGTAGTATAATTTTTTGATTCTCCAATAATTTGATTTTGAGGAGCATCAACACCTAAATCTCTTCTTGCATTTAAAGAAGCATCTTCAATGGATGTAAACCCAGGGGCTTTTAATACTCCAGATGACCCAGGTTGCACCTTAAGCATTGCGCCTGTGCCATAGCTTGGGTTTCTTAAATCATTCATTACTTTTTGAATTGCTCTTTCTTGCAACCTGACATGTGGAAGATTCATTTCAGCAACCACTTCTTCAGCCCTTTTTCTTAAATCTTGTTCAACGTCAATTTCTGGCGAGGCTTCCGTCCTACCACCAAAGCCACTTACAGAAGGATCAATGAAGGCTTGAGTTCTTAGAGGTAAATCTTCAGACACTAATGGCGCAGGTGGCCCCTGCTCTTCATATTCTGGAGCTAATGGCTTTCTTGGCCCTACAAACTCAGGCTCAACTATTCTTTGCAAAAGCTCATCATCAGCTCCTGCACTCATTTGCGGAATTTTTCTATTAGCAAAATATTTAGCAGCTTCAGCGTCCATGCCCGAATCAATTAATCTTTGTTCATTTTCATTAAACTCAGGAGACTCTGAACTAATAAGCTTTTTTGTTAGTTCATCTAAATTTTCAAGCGAATCAGGTATTAATTCGTTTCTGGCTCTAATTGCCTCTTCATCCATCGGAGGTGGATCATCAATAGGCCCACCATAAGCCTCTTCAGCCAATACCCTTCGTTGCGAATCACTTGTAGGCAGTTCAAAATTTTCTATGGCTCGACCTGTTTGCTTATAAAGAGGTTCGCTATAAGCAGGGCCACTTATTGGTCTATTTTGCGGAGAAAATCGTTGAGGAGCAAATTCATCAAGATTTAAATCTAACCCAGTATTATCTGGCGTTGGTATACTGTCATCTGAAACTGGCCCTTCTCCAACCGGAACTTTTGGACGAGGAATTGGCGGTGAAGTTTCTGGTAAAGACTCTGGTGGAGGCGGAGGAGGCGCAGTTGTTGTCGTGTCAGGTCTTGTGTTTTCTAATTCCTGTTTTATTAGCTCTTCTTCGGTAGGTTTTTGAATAAAAGCCTTATTAGTGCGCTTTACGCTTCCGTCATCTTGTGGTTCTAATATATAGTCAGAGTCTTCTCCACCAGCAATAGGATGTAAAGTGTATGTTTGACCTGTATTGTGATCAAAATATCTTTCTATGGCAGGCTCACCGCCTTTCTGACGGCCACGAAATTCAGCTTTAGAGATACTCATCTGTAAATCTCTGCTTGCTCCGCTTCCCACAACATGACCTGGTGGTGGATTTTCAACCCAACTTGGAGCATCTAAGCCTGTTGTTGTAGGTTGATTTGGGTTTAACCTGTTTCGCGCCATTGCATCTAAAGTTTTATTGCCAGTAGATTCTATTTCTGGTGGAGGTGTCAATGGAGTAAATTTTACTCCAGCATCTCCAGAAGTATCAGCAAAAGCATAAGCAGTGCCAGTTTTTGGATCAATATGATATTGATGTGTTCGTAAGCCAGTAATACGAGCTTTTCCACCTTCTGGCATACGATCTTTTAACATTTCTTGCGCGATCCTATTAGAAGCCTGCATTCTACTTGTAGATTCAAAAAGACCAGGATCGCTTTGCCCCATAATAATATTTTTGTTTGCCCTGTTAGGATCTAAGATAAGTTTTCCTGTATTGGGATCTCTAATCATACCCTCTGGCAAAACTTCATCTTCGCCACGGCCCAATAATTTATTAATAAAATTCATAACTATGTTTTCCTATATCATCTAGGGGTTACTAAGAAATTTTGTAACGCCTTTGCCCATCAACTCTTGAAACAAATTGTCTTGCATTAACGTCTGAGGAATTGAAGGCTGTCCATATTGCTGTGGTTGAGCCATCCCTGCAGCCGCTTGAGGGTTAAAACTGGCAATCATTCTTTGCCTTTTTGCTTGCTCTTCTTCTTCTCTTTTTGCAGCACCATTTCTTCCCAAAAAACCTGAAGCTAAATTCATAGCTATTGGAACGCCATATTTCCCTATTGTTGCCGCTGTTGCTGGATCTACCATAATAATCCTCTTATTAATTAGGTGGATTTAATTTAGTTTTGCCTTTAAATACTTGCAGTTTCCCTGTAGGCAGTAAACGAGCTTTTATTGCCCTTTGACCTCTTACATTTCCAGTTGGATGCAACTCAACAACAATAGTATTGTCATCTGCTGTTCTTACGCCAACTTGCGTTCCTTCGCCAAATCCCTGACTTGCTATTAAACTGTTAATTTCTCTATCAACATCACTATTGCCAGTATTTACCTTTCCTTGCTCACTAACTTCTTTGAAGCCTGACCCGTACGCATCTCTAACTTCAGTAGTTACAGGGTTAAGACCTTTTTGAATGTCTTCAACAGATTCCTCATCAAAACGCTTTACGTTTCTTGTAAGACCAGCTAAAAGATCTGGATCTACCCCTGAATCTTGAGCGGCTTGTATTGCACCAATCAACCTCATGTCTGCATCTCTTCCGGCAATCGTAGCATCACCATCCAATAAGCCTAACCTGTCGGCTCTTGCTAATTTTGCCTGCTCGGTCATTCCTTCATCTCTAAACTCTCCGGTTTGACCAGCTTCTGTTACATCTCTCGATAATGCGCGAGTTAAGAGATCATCTTCAAAGCCTTCTTGCGCCCTTTGTTCAGCAGAAGCTAAACGCTCTTCTTGGGTTCCAAAGCCTGTAGCTGCTCTATCTTCTGCAGCGGCCAACCTGTCTTCCTGGGTTTCAAAACCTGTAGCTGCTCTTCCTTCCGCAGCCGCTAAACGATCTTCTTGTGTTTCAAAGCCTCTTGCTCTTCTACCTTCCTCAGAAGCTAATCTGTCTTCTTGCGACTCAAAACCTGTTTGCGCTCTATCTTCTTGAGTCTGCAACAATTCGCGCCTTAACGCTTCTGAATCAAGCGCACTTCCAACCTGCTGGCCTCTTAATGTAGTATCACCTCTAAACTGACCCGTTTGTTCTGCTTCGGCTATAAGGCGATTTAGTTCTTGATTTTCCATTTCAGACAAGAAGCCTGTATTTCTTCTTGTTTCTTCTAATTCATTCAATCTACGTCTTTGACTTTGGTTTAACAGATCACTTCTTAAGGCTCGTTCAGCCCTGTTTTCCTGTAAGTCAGCGCGTTGATCTGCCCGTTCACGTAAATCTCTTCCCTGTTGCGAAGTAAGAAGGTCTTCTTCGGCTCTTCTACCTCCCAGCGTAGCTCTACCGCCAACTTCTCCAAATAACTCAGACTCTAATCCCATATCAGCCCTACGCTCACCACCTGCTAAAGCTCCAAGCTCTGCTTGTTGACGTTCAGCTTGTAAGGTCTGACCACCTTCAAACTCGCCTGTTAAGCCTGCTCTGGCTCTTTGTTCGGCTTCTTCAGCTAACCTCATGCGTTGTGCCTGCTCTTGAGCCGCTAACGTCCTACCGCCTTCAAATTCACCTGTCATTCCGGCCCTTTGAATATCACGGCTTAACGCTTGAGTCAACATATCCTGTTCAGCTTGGCTTTCTCTAAGACCAAAATCTCCTCTGGCTATGTCCTGACGGCTACGAGACTCGCCAAACCCTTGAGCATTTAACAAGTCTTGTTGTAATCGTTGTGCAGCTTGAGCCTCGAGTGCTAACCTGTTGCGCTCATCGCCTTCTGACATACGCGCTAACGCTGCCGCAGTATCACCACCACCTCTTAATACGCCAAACCTTCCAAGACGCTCTATAAGATCGCGTTGTGCTTCTTCCTGACGCATTTGCTGATCGGCTAATTGAGAAGCTAAAATAGGATCATCTGTTCCACCTATTCTACTCATGTATTGAGCCTGCAAAGCCTCTTGTAATGGATCGCTAAACTCAGGTCTTTGCTGTTGCTGTAATTGCTGTTGCATAGGGCTAAATTCTGGTCTGCCAGAAAATGTCCGTAACCCCGTATCAGGTTGTTGAGCGGCAGCATCTGCATATGGATCTCTGTATTCGCCTGCTAAACCTTGCGCTTGTTGCATGGTAGGCTGAGTTGGAGCTTGAGCTTGCGCCATAGTAGGCTGAGTTGGAGCCTGTGCCTGTTGCATCGTAGGTGCTTGCGCCTGTTGTTGTGTAGGAGGCGCAGTAGTTACAGGTGCTTGTGCTTGCTGTTGTGTGGGCGGTGGCGTAGCTACAGGTGCAGTAGGAGTTGTTCCAACACTTGCCATCTGTTGAAACTCTGTTGTACCTAAAAACTGATCTATTTCTGCTCTAACTTCTGGAGGAACATCCATGATGCCTTTGCCATCTGCGGTTCTAAAATGACGAATGCCTGCACCCCTAAAAGCAGCAGGGTTTTTACGAATAGCATCCATTATTTCATTTTTATAGTCAGGCTGTTGAGTTGTTGCTCCACCAAAAGCTGAACTGGCCGTATCTTCAGTGTAGCCTGTTCCACCCATTGGAGGTGGTGTAGTAGTTGCACCTGTCCCTGGGGCCATATTAGCCGGAGTATTTGGAGCAAGGTTACCCGAAGGCGGTGGAGGAGGAGGTGGAGGCGTAGCTACATTACCACCAGCACCAGGCGGTTGATTTGCTGCCATATTATTTACAGGCGCATTAACATTTCCACCAACACCAGGTGGCATATTAGCGGCTTGGTTGTTTGCACCAGTACCTGGAGGCATGTTAGCCGGAGTATTGCCGTTAACTAACGCACTTGTTAGCGGATCTTGTTGATCTGGAGTACTGCTTCCTCCAGCATAAGGATTAAACGGCTGTTTCTTTTTTTTAGCTTGGCTACCGCCTGTCATCATCTGCTGATAATTTACCGCCATTATTCTATGCCTGTCTTACGTTGACGCACATTCCCAATAGGTTTGTATTGAAGATTTGTACGTCGAATAGTGAATGTTTCATCTAAATTAAAATTAGTAAAACGCAACATGCTTCTTGAATCATAACCGAATAAATCCGTATCGCTTGTTAATGCACTTACATCTGGAGCAAGGTCAGACGTTCCTAAAACAAACGTGCTATCTAAAACGCTTCCGGCACTACCCATTGTAACTGTTTGTGTATTAGAAACAATTCCGGCAGCTACTTGCGATATAGACATATCAAATGCACCTACATTGTCATATAACAATCGGTTGTATAGCCACCTACATTCTGTTGCGTCACCATACGGACTTACAGAAGCTGTTTCAAAATACGCCTTAATAGCATTTCCATCGTCATTGGTTCCACTGTCATGCTTCATTATTCTACCAGCAAAATCGCCAGCATGTGGCAAATCGTCTATTAACGCCACGCTGTCTCGTTCAAACCCGTTATAAGGCCCAAACCAAGCATTTAAACGATATGAATACACAACCACACTATTCATTCTTGTTTGAGTGCTGTCACCATAAGGCAAAAAGAACCAAACTTGTTCCTGTGCGGGATAATACAGTGCAAAAGAATAAGGCAATCGAGCTTTATTTAAGTTAGGCCAATATCTATCGTCAAGCGCAAAACTGACTTTTTCAACAGATGCGCCACCTGACCATTGGTATATGCCATCGTCTCTTACGAACAACTGACGCTCACCAGGAACTGTCACAATACTTCTCCCTGCAATCGTTCCACGTTGTGTGCGCTGTTGTTGCTGAAACGGTATAGTAGAGTTACCTGTTGGCGTAAGTGTATGTATGCCCTGTTCTGTGTGAATAGATAAATAATTTTGAAATGGGCGTAATCCCGTTATATCATAACCTAACGAATAAAAACTTAATGAACCCCAAGTTTCTATATCGCCTGCATCGCTTCTCCATATGCGGTCAGCAGCTCCATTTATGTTGCCAACCCATGCCCTGTTTTCCCAAAAAGTTACCCATTTGGGTTTCGTAAATCGAGAGCTATCGTCAAGCGTTGCAGCGTTACCCGTTCCACCTTCCCACTTTATGCCGTCTGTGTCCTGACCGTTTACCGCTATCAATGTGTTTCCAGCTAATACCCAATCCCATGTATAATCATCGCCTGCCGTTATAGTCACACTGCCTGTTCGGTCTGTTGCTGTTCCACCCGTAACATCAAAAAATTTGTTACCTGCAAAGGCAAACACTTTTTCTGTTCCGGCTAAAACAACTTGACCACAAGCTGTTATTGTCGCACCGCTGTTCATAGCAGTAGCGTTAAACTTTGCAAAACCGTTACGTTTTGATACTTCACCAGCTAACCCTACAGTGCAGTTTTCCATTTCAAAAATGCCATCTGGGGGCATATCTTCAGCTGGAAGGCTATAGTTTACGCCACTTCGCCAAGGGCCAAGACGTAGCGATTCAGCAGATATTGGCATTAGCCTATACTTCCTTCCGTAGGCTGAAAACTAAACTTACCAGACGTATGATCGTCTGCTCTACGCATTCGGTAAGATCGGTTGCCTTGAACATTTAAGTTTTGTCTGCCTGCCACTGCTATAACTCGTTCCATTTCCTGTCGATCCGAAACAGCACCCTGATCGTCACCTTTTTCCTGTTTATACAAAGCAGAAATGCCATGTATTAATGCAGGCTGACAAACAGTAGCAACATAAGGGTTCATACTGTCATTATCGTTGGATTCTGTAAAAGTAGGTATTGAAGAATAATACCTGTAAGCAATAGTGTCTGTCCCGTCAGGCTCTGGATATAGCGTAACTTCAATATTTCCACTGGCATCTACTCCATCAATAGAAACCCATCGAGGATCGCCATTTATAGAAGCATCAGGATCAGCCGCATCAATATCCTGAGTAGACATGATGAGCATAATATGATCTTCGGTAGTATTGCGAAATGAAAGAGGAGCTACTACATCACTGGCAAGAGAATACGTACGAGTTCCACTGCTTGTATTAAAAGTAGAAGATTTAAAAAGCCAGTTCCATTTTTCTCTGGACGCAATATCCTGTGCGATCATATTCATATAATCACGCGCAGAGTCTTTAAAAACAGAACTACTTGTATTCAGACCAACACGCCTAAGTGCGATCTGAATGATTTGCAAATTTGTCATTCGCTAACTCTATATCAGGTTAGCCCAGGAACCGCCTTCGTAGCCTTGAAACTTGTTGTCCGTAGAGTTGTAAATAAGCATCCCGTTAACAGCGGTAAGTGCGTTACGTTCCGTTGTCGTAAGACTTGGAAGAGTAAACGACTCAGCCGCTTTAACGGTGTCTGCCTCTACAACCCCAATCAACGCAGAATCTCCAAAAAATGAAGCTGCATTGACTTGTGCAAAAGTTTCTGACATTTACTGATGTGCCGTAGCCGCTAACTGATCGAGATCGTATTCAGACAGGTTATCGCCATTATTGTCCAACCAGCGTTCTGTCCATATACGAACGGCTTCTTCACCACGCTCTTTAATGCGCGATGGAGGGTCAGGCACAAAGCCAGGTTCGTGAGTGACCTCACCAACAGCACGAACATGATTTCGCACTTGGCTGTTGGTAATTGGTGATTTGCGCTGACGAGTGTGCGTTTTGTCCAAGTCTAACGCCTTACGAATTGCATTTTTAGTCTCATCGCTTCCCTTAAGTATAAGTTCAGCAATTTGATCTGGCGTAACACTGGCTGTTGGTTGTTCAACAGGTGTAGTGGACGTTACTTCTGCGATCTCATCAGGCAGGGTATGCTCTTGCTGTTTTTGCGGAGTCATACGTTTTGCCATTGTTTTCTACTTTCTTTTTAAAACGTGCGACGATGGGCTGGAGGTATCGAGTCATAAAACCCACCGCCACACGAAAAATGAACTGCTTACGGCAAGTTCTGCAACACTACACCACAATATCCGGTATTGTCTGGAGCATATGCAGCATAACCAACCAATGGTTCTGTTTCTGCATCTTTAGCATGAACTGCGCCAGTTACACCATCACTTAAGGTAAGGTTGTTACCAGC